CATGATTAACCATCAACTAGAAGCTCTGCCTACTGAAGATCAGTACCCGGCACTTGGCGGTTCCTATGTGAAACCCGAAGGAGATTTTTAATGGCTGAAGCTCAACCCTCTAAGAAACGTGGCGGTCATGCCTATGGCAGACGCGTCAAACAAATGTCTAACACTGCTGAGGAGGGTGAGCTTTGCCTCTATACCGGTCACTCACTAGGCAGGTTCTCTACTCACAGCATGAGATACGACAGTCACCAAGCATGTGTGCGCTGTGTAGCTGGTGCTCGTGAAGGTAGGATGTCTTTTGACATCAGTAAACTTCTCAAAAAGAACCGTGTAAAAGCCCTGAAGTTCTGGTCACAGGTGGATATTGGTTCACCTGAAGAGTGCTGGGAGTGGAAGGGCTGTGTAAATAACAGGACTAAACAACCACAGTTTGCTTGGCGTCGTCATGGAATCTCGTCCTCCACGCAGCATCATCCTCAGCGGGTTGCTATGTGGTTCACTTGGGGCGACCTTGGGTTCTCAGGAGTTAAGACCACTTGTGGCAATAAGTATTGCTGTAATCCTTTTCATCTTATACCTCAGAATGTGGGAGTCTTCGTAGACCACGACAGCTATCTTGAGAGCTTTGAGCTTGCTTGTGAACTTCACACACTCAAGCAACAAATAGCTGAGTACATGATTGAACAAGCTGTTAAAGAACAAGAGAAGATTGAAACATCAATGATTGAAGGGCGTGAGGATCTAATCCTTAACCCTGACAGTATGTTTGGTGACAGGTTTGAAGCTGTTATGACTGATCTATTAGCTCAACAACATGTCAGTCAGATAGATCCAAAAGGGACTGGCTTGTTTGATCAGCCAGAAGAACATGAAACAAAGGATGATGATCCCACATCAGACTTTTAAAACACTTAACCTTATACAAGAGTCATTCAATTATGTCACGTAGAACTGATTTACTTCAACAGCTTATTCAATCTGATAAGTTCGGAGAAGAAAAAGAAAACGAGCAGAAGTTCTTGCTAGCTACTGCTGAGTTAATCTTGACTGATCTCATTAACATCGCATCCAATGGCATCGCAGCTAAAGGTGCAGGCGCACTGGTTATTAACTTGATTAATGACTCCACTACATTCATGAGTGGATCTGACATTGAAGCTGACCTTGTTGCATCTGAAAGCGAAGAGGATAGTGAGATCACTGACTTCTTGCGCAAGCTGCTTGAAGAGGTTGATGAGAATGACTACTCAAAGAACGTACTCATAACACTCATTAGTGATGCTGGAACAAGAACATTTAGTGTTGAAGCAGGAGGGGGCCAAGAAAGCCTCCGAACGATCGGCGCAGAATTTAGCGGATAAGCTAAAGGAAAAAGGACTAAAGCTACCTCTGTATCCCACACCCCAGCTCATTGAACGAGCACGGCAAGTGATGGGTCGCATTGACTATGACCCTACCTCTGACCCTGTACAGCAGGTTCTAGTAGACGCTACGTCAGTACCTGCTATTGATAGCAATCCTCTTAAGGAGCACTGGCACGGCAACGTGTGGGTAGCTCCTAAAGGTGCTGTCAGGAACACACGGATTTGGTTGAATAAAACAATCAATGAGTACCGAAACAATTACATCAACAGCTTTGTCTTCTTTACATCTGCTTCTGAGATCGTTCGCGCCACTCCTATTATTTGGGACTATCCTGTATGCATTCCTTTCAGGAGAGTTAAACAACTTCGCGCTACAGCCTCTGGGTTTGAATCAGTCTGCCCCTCTACCTGGAACGTATTGATCTATGGTCCACCTTTGGATGCCACCATTAGTGACATTGATAAGATCACTCTGTTCTATAACACCTTCCGTGACATTGGTCGCATCATATACAATGAGTATTCAGGTGACAACTGGTCTAAGGATCTAGAGCATTACGAAGAACACAGGGGTGACGTTTGATGAGTAGGCATATCTCCCCTGGGTGTTTCTATAACTTGCCGTCTGGTAGCAAGGTTCATCCCTGTCGTTTGATCCATAAGGATGGCACACTGATGTGGAAGCATGCTCTGCTCTACAAGAATGAGCCATACATCCCCGCTGATCAAGCACACGAAGCACACATTATTAAAACAGCACAGCGCCTAGAAGAACTCAACACTTGGGTCTCCAATCATTTGGATCCATGGGAGTTTCTAAAGCCTGTGCTTTGGTATTACCCTGACATTGATAAGTTCAACCAGGGCATCTCTGTATGTTTCCAACACACTTGCCTAAACGTAAATGATGTCTATGATGTGTTGGTTAACCATCTGAATGAATATGAAACGCTAAAGAAGGATGCTAATACCCTCTATTTCCAACGGTGCTAGCGCCCTAGCGGGCGCTTTCAACCTTGGCGATAAGGCGTGTCAAATACCATTGAGCTTTCTTGAGATCCTCCAAAGGATTATCCTTGAGCCATACACGGAGTAGATACTTCAGGACTTGACCTTGAAGCATACCTTCAGTGGGACTAGGAGCATCCTGAATAGCTTCCTCAATAGTGTCAATGGCTTCCTGTGAACCACGTGTGTAATGCGAAGGACTGTTGACCCGATCTGACTTCTTGTACTCACTGAACGAGATCACGTCAGAATTATCAGCACCCTTCAAAGGGTTACTCATGAAAGTACTGTCAAGCTTGAACAAGTCTTTATCTGTACCCCAGTCCATGTACTTGTCATATTCCTTTCTAAACTTTTCGTAATCCATGTATTCGCATATGCTTGTTTCACTACCTAATATAAGAGTAAAAGTATAAATATGAGGCATGACTAGTCCTAAAGGTGACCCAACATATATTAAAAACAAAGAAAGCTATTTCATTAAAGTTGCCAAGACTGTAGGTCTCGCATCTACTCATCCCCTTGTTCCAGGCGGGTGCGTTGTTGTACGTGACCGAGAGATACTTGGTGACGGTCGTGCTCTACTCACTGACAGCAAAGTAGAGATTGATCCTGTTTGCTATGCCATCGCAGCTGCCTGTAAACGGGGCACACCGATGACTGGTGCACTGATCTATACGACACGCTATCCGTTCTCTGCATCGGTCTTCCAGGCTTACATAATGGGCGTACGGAAGATCGTTGTACTTGCTCACGAGTGGGAGCCTTACTACAAGGATGAATTCCGACGAGCAGCAAGACTAGCAAGAGAACTAGGCATTGCTGTTGAACCATATTTTGAAGATGATGATCCAAGATTCTCTGTCAACTCAAGAGCTAACAAAGAGATTGACCCAGAGCTGTACCACGACAACCCTCACGCCACTGACGAATACGACACTAAAGACGCCACAGAAATCCATGACGAAAACTGAATTACTATTTGACATAGAAAGCACTGGCTTATTACGTCAGGGTTCAACCATTCACTGCATTGTTATGCGTGATATGGATAACGTAGAAGAAGCACAAGTCTTTGACTACAAGCCTGAGCGTGCTGTCATTCAGGGTGTCAAAGCCCTAGAGCGTGCTGATGTTCTCATTGGTCACAACATAATTGGCTATGACATTCCTCTTCTTAAAGAACAGTTTCCAGATTTTGAACCAGGAGGCGAAGTCCTTGATACATTGGTTCTCTCTCGTCTGTATTATCCACATATTATTGATCGCGATTATGAAAGAAGACCTGATGGTATGCCTCAGAGAATGTATGGACGACACTCCCTAGAAGCATGGGGTTATCGTCTAAAGTGTTTTAAGGGAGACTTTGCTAAGAACGACAGCAATGACTGGTCTACTTACACTCCCGAGATGCTTGACTATTGCATCCAAGATACACAAGTAACTGTAAAACTATACGAACTATTGCAACGGAGGATGAATGACTACGCCTAAGAAAAGTGATCCGCTAACTCTGGAAGAGGTTACTGATGCCGCCAATATATTCTTCCCCTTATTTAACGAGGTTCATACTCGTATGCCTGAAGGTGCTACCACTGAAGACACTCTCAAAGTTATGGAAGCAGTGGCAAAGCTCGGACATAAGAACCGTTCAGAAAAACTCCTTAAAGAAAAAGAACTAACTTTCGGATTTAACAAAGATGCAGATTCCTGATTACGTAAAACTTGAAATGCGTATGGCGGAACTGATGTCTCAGCAGGAGGCGTCAGGCTTTCGCTTTGACATGGACGCAGCTGTACGTGTACGTGCTGAGCTGCAGACAGAGTTTGATGATCTGACTAACAAGATCACCTCTACATATCTTTATGTACCTGGCAAGGTGTTCACACCTAAGCGTGCAGATAAGAAGAAAGGTTATGTGGCTGGTGCCCCCATGACCAAGCTCACTGACTTCAACCCTACCTCTCGTCAACACATTGCTTGGGCTCTCCAGACCTTCCGTGGTGCTCGTTTCACAAAGGTCACTGACAGTGGTAAGCCCAAGGTTGATGAAGCGAGTATTAGTGAGGTACGGGACCTTGCATTGTCACAGGGCAATCAAGTCCTGCATGACGAGTGTGAGATGTTCATCCGTCTGCTGACATTGCAGAAGTGGCTGGGACAACTGTCGGAGGGAACCAACTCTTGGTTCAACTCTATTGAGGGCGACGGTTGCATCCACCACAGCTGCACATTGGCAACGCAAACGGGTAGAAATGCTCACCGTGGTCCAAATTTGGGGCAGGTTGTGAGTGCTCCTTGGGCACGTGAACTGTTTGTTCCACACCCTGGCATGGTCATGGTTGGCTGTGACCTTGAAGGCTTAGAGCTAAGAGCACTAGGGCATTACCTAGCACGCTTTGACGATGGCTCATTCGCTGACGTTGTACTGAACGGTGATATCCACCAGCAGAATGCTGACCGTGTTGGATGTACACGTAAGGAGGTTAAAACCCTCACGTATGCGTTCATATACGGTGCAGGTGACGTGAAGATGGGACACAGTCTGCGTCCTGAGCTGAGTGACAGCCAGAAGAAGCAGCTTGGTCAAGAGCTGAGACGCAAATTTCTTGACGCTATTCCAGGTTTGGAGCCATTAATTGATGCAGTCAAAGAACGGGTTAGGGTTAGCGGTAGGCTTCGGGCTCTTGATGGGCGTCCTATTTTCTGTCGCGCCGAGCACGCAGCACTCAACTACCTCTTGCAATCAGCCGGGGCAATTATTTCAAAGCGCTGGGTGGTGGTCAGCCAAGACATGTTGGACACTGCAGGACTAACTTATGACCATGACTACACCCGTTGCGCCTACGTACACGATGAACAACAGTTCTCTGTGCTTCCTAGCGAGGCTCAGAACGTAGTTGACCTAGTTGAAGCAGCCGCACTTAAGGCTGGTGAGTACTACAACTTCCGTGTGCCAATAACTGCAGCAGGTGACATTGGTGATAACTGGGCAGCTACACATTGATAAAATAGAAGCTATGGAAGATCCTGAGAATCATCTGTTTAACTTTCAAGTAGACGGGGCAGCACTTAAGCTCCTCGTCAAAAGCGTTCGTCACTACTTAGAGAAGTGGCCGGGTGGAGATCCCACCGATCAAATAGCCATACAAAATATGTTGCTGGAGTTAAATAAAGCGCACCTTGAGTTGCAATTTATTGAAGACGGCGGCTAATGTTCGCCGTGAACTTTGGTAGCGGTTTATACTAAATATATACGTTCAT